TAAAAACTTCGGCTTATCTCCGCTTTCGATCGTACGCGGGCTCGGCAAAGCCACCGACCACATCAGATTGCCGCCCGTTGACGCCGTACGCAGTCCGACATGAGTGACGAGGCCCCAAGCCGCGCTGGCAACCGGAAACTCGATATCTGCGCTACTCTTGACCGACTGCTTGCCGTTTTCGATCGCAGGAACGGCGAACGTTATCGCTTGCCTTGCGTAACCGCCTCCGCTTACCTCTTGGCCAGTATCTGCCGCCGTTGGGTCCGACGTGTAAAGCGCAAGATATACGGTTGATGGCGGCGTAAATGCCTGGCCGCGTAGGGCCGCGTTTAATAGCTGCGCAGAAAGCCAATTCGATATTTGCATTGCCATTTAGTTCATCCTTTCTCATATTCGTTTGTTATCGTGAAACTTGTTAATGTTGTTGTTCCTGTATTGGTTAGCGTGATGACCGGTTCTGTTCGTACATTCCCTTGCGTGGTTACAATTATTTTTGTCGGACTCTTTGTGATTGTCTGTTCTTCGATTTTTTCGGCGTCTCGTGCAAATGGGTCAAAGGCGGTTAATCGTAAGGTGAATTTCCCGATGCCCGCAATACGATCGACATCGAATTGACCGACATAACGCACATTAAAGAATTGCCCCGGTCGTTCCCGCATTTTTAGTTGAATAGTTCGTGGCTTACCGTAGCTATCTATCAACAAAGCTGCAAGAGTCGTTACTCTTTGTTGTAAAGAGAGTGCGTCACGTTCGACAAATACGCATTCGTATTCGAATGGCCGGCTTGATAGGTCTGCACCGTAGTCCCAAAGGCCGTTACGCCCAGGTATAGCCAACGTTCTATCGACGGTTGCAGGGAGGCCAGGCCGTTTTGATGTTCCCTGCACAAAAAAGCCCAATTCCACATTGGACTTGCCATCTAGCCATATGAATTCAGTCATCTACGCGGCCCCCCTGTTCCCCGTTGTGATTGTTGAGACATGTTCCATATCTCTTTCGAAATCGCCTTGATATCATCGTCCTTTCGAACGTTGAAAATAGCTCCTGCAAACATTCCTTCCATGTTGTAGGTGTTCATTGATCCCCCAGCAGACATGCCATCTACTGCGCCTGCTACAGCAACAGATAGTCCATTGACGCTTGTCTGAATTGCGCCTGCTACAGCGTTAGAAAGCGCGGAGGCAGATTGTACCGCTTGTTTTGCGGTTTCTGAAATGCCGTTTGCCAAGCCTTGAACGATGTTTTCCCCATACCCGAGCATAAGCCGCGAAGGAGAATGTATCCCGAAGAAGTCTTTTACCGAATCGCCAATACTGTTTGCTATATCTTTAGCTGAGTTGACCACAGCATCCTTCATGCTCTTGATACCATTCAGAAGCCCTTGCATGATGTCCTTGCCTATTTGCTTCAGGTCGATGTTTTTCAAGAAGTTAACGATATTATTCCAGATATCAACGAACATCCCTTTGACTTCTTCCCAAGCGCCTTTCCAATCACCTTTGAAAAGCTTAATCCATGCCGATATCATCCGCTGAATGATGTCGATGATTGTAGAGATGGTCAACTTAATGGCTTCCCACGCCACTTTTACGATGCTTTGAATGATAGGCCAGACTGCCTGGAATATACCCTTGATAACCCCCATGGTAACTTGAATGTTCGCCTTGATGCCTTCCATGAACACTTTGACCACGGCCATGATGTCTTTGCCGTTTTTGTCCCAAAATTCTTTGATGCCTTTTAACTCCGAGCTGAAGAAACTCGTCACTTCTTTCATTACAGTCGAGACAACTTGTTTGATTGCGTTTAGCGCTGTGGTGAAGGCCTGTTTGATGCTGGACCATATCTCATTAACCTTGTTACGGAAATCCTCGTTATTCTTGTAAAGCGCAACGAATATCGCTATTAATGAGGTAACCGCAGCTATGACAATGCCGATCGGCCCCGTCAAAGCAGCAAACACCGGGCCTAATGCGCTCATAACCGTGCCAACCATTGTAAAGCCTGCTACGATCTGCGGAATGAATCCTATTAGAATTAATAAAGGCCCTGTTATTAGCGCGATTGTAGCGGCCACAGCGCCCCCAATGGCAACGAATTGTTTGAAGCCTTCTGGCAACCCATTAAAGCCGTCAACAAGCTTCTGAATAGCCTCAGTAACCCAACGCAGTGCAGGAAGCAACGCGTCACCAACGGTGATCATCGCCGTTTCCATGGCCCCGTTCAGTTGCTCGATAGATCCTTTAAAGGTATCTAACTTTGTTGCGGCAACTTGGTCAGCCGTGATTGCATTCATGGCTTCGTTCATCTTGTTAATGCCTTCAGCGCCTTCGCGGTACAAGATGTTTGCTGCCCGGATTGCATCTGACCCAAACATTGTATATAAGGCAACTTGCCGTTGTTCAGAGGTCATTCCTTGTAAAGACTTTTGGAGTATCCCGGAAATTTCAGCCATGGACTTTAGATTTCCGTTAGCATCGTAAAACTCTGAAGACAAGGCTCCTACATCAAAAGCCATCTCTTGGAACGCCTTGTTCGCTTTGTCGGTACCTACTTTTGCCCCTACTGATTGGGCTGCGTAAGTCATTAATGCGTCAACAACGTCTTTGGTTTCGTTTGTAACCGGTTTGATGCCTCTTTCAGCCAGAAACTCCAATGCATTAGTAGCTTTAAACGATATAAGACCCAGTTCCATAAATTGTTCGTAAGCATCTGTTGTCATTGGTGTCAGTCTAGATAGCATCGTTTTAAGGGATGTACCAGCATCGGAGCCTTTAAGGCCAGATTGCGCAAACAAAGCAAGTGCAGTTGTGGTATCTTCAAAAGATAATCCCACCCCTGCAGCCACTGCGGAAACTTGGGATAAACCAAACTTAAGTTCACTGACATCCGTCGCAGAAGCGTTCGCAGCACCGGCCAAAAGGTCGGCAGCTCGTTGAACTGAAATGGCATCGGCCTTAAATGCATTCAGCGCTGTAGACGCAATCTCCGCCGCATCCCCTAACTCAAGTTCGCCAGCAGTAGCGAGGGACAAGGCACCCTTAAGGCCCCCGTTCAAGACATCCTTGACGCTTACACCAGCTTTAAGCAACTCCTCAATGCCTTTTGCCGCTTCTGTTGCGCTATATTTTGTGTCCGCACCCAACTGGACAGCAAGTTGCTTTAGTTCGCCTTTAAACTCCGTTACTTCCCCCGGGTCCATGACCGAAAAGACGTTAGCCATGCCCTGCTCGAAGTCAGCAGCACCTTTTACAGCAACACCAAGCCCGGCAGCTATTCCAGCCCCAACGGCAGTAATACCGGTTCCGAGCTTTTTCATCTGTTCAAAGGAGTTTCCGAGGGCTTGCTGTGCCTGTTGAAAAGACTCCTGATAATCCTTGCCCAGTTGTGAAACTGCAACGCCCTGTTCTTTGAGGGTTTTGGTGGTTTCGTTTAGTTTGGAATCGAGGTTTCTCAATTCCTGCTCGGTTTTTGCGACCTCACGTTCAAAAGCTCGATATTGACCTTCTGTGATGTCCCCTCTTGCGAATTGTTCAGATACTTGTTGTTGTGCCGCCTTAAGGGTATTCAGTTTGTTGCTCGTGTTAACGATCGCATCGGACAGCAACTTTTGTTTTTGCGCTAAAAGATCGGTATTGCCAGGATCAAGCTTAAGGAGTTTATCAACTTCCTTAAGTTCCTTTTGAATGTCTTTACTTCTTTTGTTTACATCGGTCAAGGCTTTCGTTAACCCTGTTGTTTCTGCCCCGATGACAACGTTAATGCCTTTTATTGTTTCCGCCATCTACTCACCCCCTAATTCCTGTAGAAAGCGTCGATATCTTTTTGTGTCGCTTCCCTAGACTTTTTCTCCTCGTTATTTGGGAAAAAGCTTTTAGATAAGTCGAGTAGATCAACACAACGAAGTTCGTTGATTTCAGCAAAGCTAAGTCCTATTCTTTTCCCGATAGACAGGAGCAAAATGTCGAGTCTTTCGTCACTAAGGTCACTTTCGGACTGCTCCTTTGACTCCGGAACGAAAAAAGCCCCTTTGGGCTTCCTCCACTGCTGCCGTCATAAAATCAGGGTCGGAAATATCGATACTGTCAAAAGAGGCAAGCCAACTTTGAAAAGATGGAAAGTCTCCTTTGCCGAACGAATCAGCTTTAGCCATAGCCCAAGTCATTTGCAAAATCGCGATGACATCAAGCTGTGAAATATCAACTTCCTCTTTCCCGTCCTTGACCTTCACCATTGATGCCATTTTTGCCAGATCCCCCAAGAGATCCCCTTTGAATTCCTGCTTGTAAAACAAAAGAGCCAGAGGCGTGGCTCTGACCCTTACTTGTTTTTCGCCGATATTTAATTCACGCATGTTCTAACCTCCTACGCCCCTGGTGGGGTAAATGTTGGTTTGTAGACCGCCGTGAAGAATCCATTGAACGCTGTTGCGTTTGTATCACTCAATTCCAGATCACCTTTAACGATCATTTTGTTTTCGATTTCAATTGGCGATACGGTAACGTTCAGTACGTCTGTTGTCGGCTCCACCGATTCTCCTTTTGTCGTGCGTTCCTTAGCCGGGCGAGTCGCTTGGCAATCGTAGTAGACAAATCTCCGGTTTCTTTGATCGCCTTGGACTTGTCCAAGCAAAGCAAACTTTTTCGGTTGTGCATCTGCCACCTCAACAAGCATCCCGTTATCATCGATGACCCACCCTAGCATTTCGGCAAGGATTTCATCCGGAATATTTGCCATCTCCAATTCGCCTGTATAACCGTTATTGCTGGTTGCCACATAATACGTCATATTGTCGGCATAGAACGGCGTCGATTCTCCTTGTGCTTCAGGCGTCCAACGAACTGCCCCAGGAACGGCTACAGGCGCTTTCCATGCCGGTTGTTCCGTCGCCGTTGTGTCAGCAAAAGCAATATGGACTTTATCCAAACCAAAAGTAACCTTGTTTTTGGACATTTATTTTCACTCTCCTATGAGTTGTATTTCATATATGATCTGGTGTAATTTTTCATCATCTAGCCAAAATTCTGTTTTGACATAAGGGATATCTAATTCTTTGAACTTGTTCTGCACCAG